CCCTGCGTCCGACCGGCACCTGAAACGCAGGGCCCCCGCGGGGGCCCTGCTCAGCCTTACGCGGTCTCGCCCTGCACTGCGACCCCTGCGGAGGCATGAACGGCGTTGAGCGCGGCAGCGGCTTGGTCGCCTGCGGCGCGTGCGGCAGCGGCGAGGGTGTCTGCCAACGAGCGCCGCGCCTGAGTCACGTTCCGGCTGCCCTCGATGGAAATCTCGTTGCGCAAGGACGCATTGACCTTCGCAGCGTCAAGCTTCAACTCTTCGACTGCGATGCGGTTCCGGTAGTACCCCCCTGCGGCAGAGATAAGCTGCGCTTGTGCGTCCGCAGCAGAGGTCGCCAGTCGTGCGGCAATCTCCGGCCCAACGGCAAGAATCCTGATGTAGTCCGCCGCGGCCTGGATGCACTTCATGCGGTAATCCAGCGCATTTTGAACGGCAAATTTGATGTTCTCGATCAGGATGTCGACGTGCTTGATCGCCACGTCGCGGGACTGCATTGCAATCTTGTCGTTTGCGTCCGCCTGCGCAAGACGAACGGCGTGCGCTGCGGCCCCCGGGGGGAGCGGGAACCCGCGTGCCGCAAACGTGCTCATCACCTCGTCGCGCGTCCGATTCACGTCGGCCAGCACGCGCGAACGATCCCGCTGCCAGATTTGATCCTCGACCGGGGACGGGATACCCACTTCGCCGGCCAGCATGTCACACAGTCGCTCCTGTGCGCGCAGCAGGGAATCGCATTCGTTCGGGAAGTACGTGGCGAAGAACTGCGCGAACGTGCCCGACAAGTCTTCAACGATCCTGCTGTATGTGGCGTCATACAGCACGCCATCTACCCCGGATGCGGTACTCGGAATAAGGACGTTTGGCTCAATCGCGCCCGGCGTGAAGTCGAACCCGGTGTACCCCGGAGTAGTCCAGCCCTGTGCGGCGGTGATTGCGCGCTCGGAATACTGGTCTACCTGTTCGGCCTTTGCTCGCCCTGTGGTCAAGGCAAGGTCGATGATTTCTTCTACAAGTTGCTCGGCGCTCACTAGACTCTCCTGCGGGATGCAAGGACGACGAATTCGATGCTTGAAAGCTCAAAGTCATCACCGCCCTGATTGTACAGCTCGAATTCCAGCTGATTGACCCGCAGCCCACGCCCGGTGTCGAATCGCTGCGTCTGCAAAGGCTCGCCAGAGTCGCGCGCAACATAGTCGTACGTCTGCCCCTCGGCGATCACGCGCAATACCAGCTTCCCGGTGGAACTCACGCCGACATAGGCATTGCTGATGTGCTTGAGCGAACTGGTTCCGAAGTCCTGCTTGCCGAAACTCACCATCGCCTGAATCGGAGTGCCGGCATCGTCATCCCCGTCCAGCGCGTAGATTCCGTCTTCCCGGCACCCGTAATACACGCCACCGATCACCGCAAACCCGCCGAAGTCATACCCCTCGTATCGGGTGGAGCCGTTGTTTTCCGTGTTCAGCACCCACGTTGCGACCGTGCCATTGTCGGGGATCTCGGCAGACGCAATTATCGCCTGAGACAGCGTAGCTCCAATCGTTCCGGACAGGCTCAACGCGACCGTACAGATTGCCTCCGACAAGATTTCCGCACTGATTTCGCCGCCACTGAACTGCAACAGCACCGCGCCGGAGAGCGAGGAATCGAAAACTGCGAGCATGTTGCCGGAAAGCTGAATCGTGCTGCTTCCCGCGGCAGTGGATGGGAATTGCACCTCGCCGACAATAGCGCCTTTGCCAAAGCCCGCCATCGGGAGCATGGCGCCAACCCCCGATGCGTAATCCCGATCCGCCCCAAGGCCGATCATCGGAAGCACTGATCCTTCGCTGCTTCCATAGTCGATCGTGTAGCCCGTACCGTATCCTGTCATCATGACCATGACACCTTCGCCAACCGCAAAGGTGGGGGCATCGACTTCATCGCCCGAACCGTACCCGGTCATCGGGAGCATTTCAGAGTAGCCAAAGGCGTAGGCTCGATCCGATCCGACTCCAATCATCGGCAGCATTTCGCCGAAAGAAGCGGAAGTGACCGGGCTTACCCCATCTGCGGCAATTGCATACCCGCCCGCGCCGATCATCGGCAGCATGGCACCATATCCACGCGCCGCACCGTCGCCGCCTGCGCCGATCATCGGGAGCATTTCCCCGTAGCTCGCGGCAATGCCGATCAGCGAAGGAGCGTCCACAAGGTCGCCTGCCGTGTAGAGCGCAGCATCCATAAACAGCAGGCCGTCGCTTTTCGTGTCGGTCTGGTAGATGAGCGCATCATCCACGTAGTACCGCGCGCCGACCGAGGTCGCATCCACGCGAAGTTCGTTGCTCTCGGTGACGCTACCGTACTGGTGTAGAACCACGCCCGATTCCATCACGCTGGCAATGCCATTGGCGACGAACCACGCCCACCGGATATCTCGATATCCGGACTCCTGGTAGCTTGAGTTCAGCCCGACGACTGCGCCGGTCGTGGCTCTCGGGATCGTGAATCGTGCGGAGGCTCCGCCAACCTTTGCTGCAATGGACCGCGCCTTGCCGGTCCATCCGATCTGGTAGTCGATGATCGTCTGCGACGGGATCGCCGCCACGGGCGGAGTGGGTGGAATGTAGCTCTGCTCGGGGATATAGACCGGATACGACTCTTCGGTGCACACGTAAGTGTACGAGGTAACATAGTAGCGATCCGTGGCGCCCGCACGATTGGAGCTTTCAGCAAGGCCGATCAACTGGATTTGATCGGGGACGTACTGGCAAACCGTCCGCGTTTGATACACGGTACGAGCGGGCATGTACGGGCGACCGGGGTCTCCTGCAACGCCCGGAGACCCGCGCACATAGGATCGTTTGGATTCCTTATACAGCGTATTCTGCACGGGTCATTCCTCCCACGGCGGGATCAATCGCCCGTCGCTTTGCCAGCGTGCCCCAGGTGTCAAATTCGCCGGGCGGCCGTCTTCATCCCGAACGTACGTCACTTTTGAAAAGTTGATCATCTGGTTCTCTGAAACATCGGAGGGAGGCGGAGCGTCTTTGTTGATGGTGGATTTCGGCACCCAGGTATCTCCAAAGTCTCTGGTCGTGAAAAACCGATATGCGCCGACTTCTTCTTCGACGGTGTATGCGGTGATTCCAAGCTCTTTCGGGCTAATCACGGTCAATTCGCCGCACAGGTGCTGCGGAAACGGCAGCGCCTTCGTGGTGAAACTGCGTCCATCTGGCGCCCATACAACGAGTCTCGGAGGCTCAAAAGGCTCGGCTTGACCTTCCACGTTGTCTGGCAATAGCTTCATCACAGGCGTATCGCCGACCAACATCAATGGCGTAGGGAAGCCATAGCAACTGCGCGCCGTGCCGTTGATCTCTCCTGTCCGGACAAACCCACCGGCAATTGTCCCGATGAATACCGCAACGCGATAACCTGCGGCGCCGTCCGCGTCGTAATAGCGGGCCGGGGCTACGGCCATCACCTCGCCGGTCACGAGCCGCACCATGGAAACCTGATCGGCCAGCGTGGCGAGTCGGGCATTGACCGCATCCTCGCTTGGGATAAGCGAGACCACTGCACCGAAGTCCGGGAAAAGAGTCTCGTCCAGATCGAGCAAGTCGCCCGCTGGAATCTCATTGACTGCTCCGGATTCGAGGTCGATCGTGCATAGGTAGGACTCGCGCGCGCTGGTGTTGTTGGGCAGCGGGGAGCTTGGCCGCCAATACACATAGACCGGGACCAGCGCGAAGACGACCAGCGGCGCAACGAGATTCAGGCCCGGAACGCCCTGAATGAATTCGGGCTTGCCGAACTCGATGTAATTCCACGTCTTCCCGCCATCGTTCGACAAGTAGCCTGCCGGCTTTTGCGCACCGTACCAAAGGTGCAACCACCCTTTCGCAACGCTTCCGTCTTCGCGCCTCCGAATGCCACCCACGATACTTGCGACGGTCAAGCGGTAAAGATCCACGGACGCAACGACCTGCAATGCCTCTTTCCACCGCCCCCCAAACATGGAGCGCAGCAAGGAGAACCGAAACCGGAAGTCGTCAATCTTCTCGGTAAAGGTCATCCACCAGCCGGATAGCGTGTTCATCGGAAGGACAGCCCGGATCTCCATTGCTCCCGCGCCGGCCGGATCCGCGAGGTTTTCCGGAGCGTAGTCCTGTTCGCCCGCTCGAACGAACGGAAGATCATGGCGTCCGGCGCGCATCACCACCCCGGTATCGAGGTCGAGCGGATCTTCATGCCCGACGCAGAACCACGCCCCTTTCCCTTGTACCTTGACGTTCGATTGCCGCCCCTGTTTCTCCGAAACCCACCCATCCCCGGACGCACGAAGCCAAGGCGCTGACAGTTTTTGAAGCTGGCGCACCTTGGATTCTGCAACCGGGTGTCCCCCGGACGGCCAGGATTTCGGATATTTGCTCATCGCGCTTCGTAGGTCTTCACGAATGCCACGGCTCAGCCCCTTTACGCAGTGGGCAGCGCAATGACATAGTGCTCGATCACCTTCGTTTGTCCGCTGATGAAATTCGGGTCGATGTTCAGGTCGGCGCCAATCAGGGCAACCGTTCCTTGAAGGCGGGGTGCGGTGGTCGAAAGCGTGCCATCGTCTGCCGCGGCGACATGGCGATACCACGCGGCAGTACCAGTGGATGCAATGGCGCCGCTCCACGTTTCGGAGGGCTTCTTCGCCAGGACGCCATTGACTGCGGCGGTGTCGAACAGGATTCCGGTCCCGGTGCTGTTGAGCGTGATTGCGCACAGCAAGGTCGCGCCGCCAACCGCATCGTCTGCGGTCGCCGGAGCCGCGCCTGCGTAAATGTTGATCCGGCCGCCATCCAGCGCAGCTTTTGCCGAGCCGGTGGCGAGCATCGCATTGCGCAGGCCGGTCGAGGTCTTGATTGCCATGGGTATTGCTCCTTCGGTGGATTACGCGGATTGCAGGTCGATGACGGCCAGCACGCGCAGAAGAAAATCAGCGTCCGGGGTTTTCGGCGAGGCGAGGCGGACAGCCGACAAGAGGATGCCGGAGGCCGCGCCCTTGCTCTGGGTGCTGATGAGCGCAAGGCCGCGAATCGTCGTCTCGGCGTCGAACTCGAATTCCGCACGGTTCGCAGAATTGCTTACCACTCCGCCAGAAGCTGCCGCGGTGTTGATCGCAATCCGGGTCGATCCGGTGTAGTTGGTCAGCTCGCCCGCGAGCCCGATGAATGTCGCGGCGGTGTCCGTGTCCTGGGGGGCGTAGTCGTTCCCATAGGGCACGAGATACCACGCGGTTACAGGTGTCGCGCCGTTGAGCAGCACATCCAGCGCGTGATTGCGCCCTTGCGCTGGCATGATGTTGTGGATCGTTTCGCGCTCGACAACTTCGCCAGTTTTTCGACGGACGGTCTCGACGGTGTAGGTAAAGCCGCTTTTCGTGATCTCATTCACAGCGGGAATCTCCATGTGTATTACGGTATTTCGTAGGTGTTGGCGAACCCGGTCCAAAACTCCGGCGTAATCGGCGGCGCAAGATTTATGGTGACAGGACCTAGCCCAACTCCGCCACCATCGTAATATTGCCCAGGCATGTCCGCTATTTTCACGGCTTCGCCAAGTGTTTTGATATACAGCTCTGGCAATTTCCCAGTTGAAGTTGGGAATAGGCTTTTCGGATACCAAACTTTCTTAAAATCCGCATATGAAATGCGTATTTGATTATTAACGGACGGCTCTATGTCAACATAAAACCATGGGGTCCATGTTTCACCGGTAATTGACCCTTCTTCGTATGCAATATCTGAGGCGTAAAAATACTGTGCAGACCCAGGTGAGAAGTTGTGAACAACCATTTCCATGAACTCAAAATATCTCGGAATTCCTGGAAAGTTGTTGTAGCACTTGATTCCAAGTTCAATAATCATGCTTGCCGCCTCACAGCATGTTTTCCTTGCGGACCAATTCGGCTTCAAAATACGTGGAGGCTGCGGCGACGGTTGCTTCTGCCCCAAACAGGGACGACACCAATTGCCTCATCCCGTCTTGCTCACGGTACAGCGTTGCCGCTCGGGACGCCTTCTCGGTCGCCGTCGTGTCTTCCTGCATGTTCTTGACCTGCCCGTCCCGCGATCCGATGACAATCCCGCGCTGCGAATACCACGCCACATCAAGGGCGTTGTTGATTCGCGTGCTCGACCCTGCCGCAGCGCCGTATGGAAGCAGATCAACTAGCGCCGCATCCCCTGCGATATCCGCGCCGGCCAGCCAGTACGTGCGATCGGCCGTTGTGATGTAAATGCCTGCCTGCATTGGCTCCACA